TCATATAATGACCAAAAACTTTAGCAACTCCGTAAGGGGAGCGTGGATAAAAAGGAGTATTCTCATTGGCTGGATTTTCTACCATCTTACCAAACATCTCAGAAGAGCCAGCCTGATAAAATTTGACTTCTTTTCCATACATTCGTATGGCTTCCAACATCCTCAATACTCCTAGTCCCGTAACATCACTCGTCTGTTCTGGGGTGTTCCAACTCTCGCCAACAAAAGACTGTGCCCCTAAATTATACACCTCGTCAGGATCAGAAGCCTGGAGGGCTCTTAGCAAAGAATTTTGATCAGTTAAATCTCCTACTAAAAAAGTAAGTTTATCTTCCAAATGAAGAGTGTTAACTCTATTCTTAGATGAACTTCTTCTTTCTAATCCAAACACTTCATAATCCTTAGAAAGAAGAAAATCGGCTAAATGACTCCCATCCATCCCATTTACACCCGTAATTAAAGCTCTTTTTTTAGTCATTGTAAATATCCTTTATTTTTCTCTTTGTAGTTGGGTTCTGTTCATCCAAGCATAACCAATTGGGAAGTTCTGCGTCTGGTACTCTCTCAACCGTTAAGCCATCCTCATTAAGTAGCCTATCAAGTGCCCAGCCTTCCTGTCCTCTAGATTTGTAATTTTTATACTTACTAATAATCTGCTCATCGTCAGCAAAACCTTTATGAATTAAGTTAAACGGTAATCTCGCCCCATTCCTAATTCCTTCAGGATGTTGGCTCTTGTGTAGCCCTTGCTCTTGAGAAAAACTAAGATGTCCCGTATTCTTCCAGAAAGCCAGTCTGCCAGCCTTCATAAAGTGATCATATTCATCATCAACTCTGTGCCACACATCACTTCTCCAAAGATTATAATGACCCAACCAACCCCCCTCAATTCTATTTATATCTAACTGAAAAAGCAGATCTTCTAAAACTGAGCGATCTAAAAGCCTAGCATCTAGTAAAGTATCACCGTCCATCCAAAAGATCCACTCTGTATCTGGCTGCTCTATCAATACCTTCTCTAGCAGTTCTTGCTTACAAATTAACTCTTCTTCAAATCGGTTGGTATCAGATTCAATAACATGAACATTATCAAACTTTTTATAAAGCTCTCTACTCCCATCTGTAGAGGCTTGATCAAAAATATATATCTCATCACAAACTTCCATGCACTTAAACCAATTTTCTAAATTACCTAACTCAAGTTCATTATGTAATTGAGAAAATCCAACGATTTTAGGTTTGTAGCGTTTCTTAGCTTCTGATAAGTATAACTCCTTATTTTTATGAAATAACTCAGGAGACAATTTAAACTTATTCTCAAAGGCATCTTCATTATAATGATTTTGGTGAAGAATAAAAGGATTATCACAGATCTCAACTTTTAACCCTTTATGCCTAATCCTCATTAGCAATTCATCATCATCATACCCGATACCTTGAGCATAAGCCTCATCAAAACCACCCAGTTCCTCTAAATTCTTTTTAGTGATACAAGACGCAAAGTGCAGGGGTCTAGGGTTAATTACAGAATGATTATACCACCCATCTTGCTGACCTCCATTAGAAACCTTATTTAAGAGGTTAATTTGCTTACCTTTCTCTCCTAAAGTCTCTGTATCTTCTTTAGACAAAGCATACGCAGCAAAAACTAGATAGTTTTCATCTGTAGTATTTTCTAAAGCACTAGAAAGGAGATCCCCTACATGAAAACATTCTGGGTTTTGAATTAGAATTAAATCCCCTTTTGCTTTAGCAAATCCTAGATTAAAAGGGACACAGGGATTAATATAGGATTTGTTTTCTTTTTCTTGTCGAATGATATGAATTGGAAAAGAATAATTATCTTGAATATCCTCCAATCTTTGATCTTCCCGACTTGCATCGTCTACAACTATAAATTCTATATCTTTAGTTCTCTCAGACTGTTCTATTGAATCCAAAGTTTTTAAGAATAAATCTTTTCTATTGTAGTACGCAGTTACAATACTTAATTTAAGATTTTTTTCCATCTCTCTAATATCTCCTCTTTTTCTAAAACATACTGTCCATTACTAGCTCCATTGAAGGGTATCCCAGAGAGCCTACACTCAGCCTCTACAAGCCCGTAGGTCTCACTAAGGGATGAGTGGTACACCTCGCTTACTTGCCCATACAGGGCCTTAGGATCGTCCTCATGACCCATCATAACAGCCTTGCCTGATTTCACTAGTTTAGCCACCGACTCATTATAGTAAGGAGTATCATTAAGCTCTCCAAAAAGAAGAACTTTATCATACCCCTCCTTTAACGCTCTTTTGATAGACTTGTGCGTTTGCTTATTTCTATCAATGCTACCTACCACCCCAGCAACCTTATTTTCGGGATCTTTCCACTCCACCTTATTGACTGTAGGTGGAATAATTACAGAAGGGTGATTAACCCCCTGCCACTTCTTTTGGGCATTACTTACGAATACGATTAAATCGTACTGCGCCAAAGGCACCTGTTTCAGAGGAAAAATATCTTTCTCATGACAATACAGGATATGCTTCTTAACTTTAACTTTAGCAGGGATCTTGATGAAATGACTGATCAAAATATCGTCAGGACCAAGAGAACACTTATCTAGTGAATCTGATTTACACTTATCTAAGTGCCAGTTGTGAGGTCCATAGAAAGTACAATCAAACCCATTCTCATTTAGGAGATTAGTTAGGTTTATGTGAGCCACAGTCCCGCCTCCAGGACGAGTCCACGCACTAACTAGTTTGATTTTGGACTTTGACACTCATCAACTCCTCGTACAAATTAAGCCTTTGAATAGCAACTTTATTCATATCAAAATTGGCTTCCGTAAGCTCATGAAGATTCTCACCCATACGAGCAACCAACCCAGGGTTCTTAGCGCATTGTGTAAGAATCCTTACCCACTCAGTAATAGGCTTTTCGGGATCAATCAAGAACCCAGTCTCACCATCTACAATCCACTCATCGTAACAACCCACATTAGATGCCACAAGAGGAATTTTATATCTTCCACATTCGGCAATTTTGATCTCTGATTTAGAATCATTAAAATCGTTCATTTCTAGAGGAGCAAGAGCAACATCCATCATCGTGAACATTTGTCCATAACGGTCAGGCTGCTGGGCATAGTGAATATCCCAGTTCTTGCCTCCCTTAAATCCTCGTAGAATAATCTCTCTATACCTTTTCCAAACATCATACTGCCAATCTCCAGCAGGAGTTTGCGGGGGTGGATGACCAAAGAAATCCCAACGAATATTCTCTCTACCTGCCCTACCGTTAACCATATGAGGAACACCAGAGAAGTATCTCAAATCCTGTTCATGATGAATCCCACCTACCCAACCAAAGCGTGTGTACTTCTTCTTAGGCTTAGGCACCTTCGGCATATTCCAACAAGGTAGGTTGTAGTCGATGCTATTTTTTATAATCGCAAGAGTGTTGCCCTTTCCCATGTAAGGCGTAACTCTCTCAGCGAATTTTCTTTGTGTTACTGTAACAAGGTCAGAGTGACTATAGATAAACTTTGTAATGTCCTCCAACCCACAAGGTCAGAGTGACTATAGATAAACTTTGTAATGTCCTCCAACCCTTTCTCTTTGTACACATTATAAAGCCTATGCCCTTTGTAAATGTCAGTCAGCAAATCATCCGTATCGTAGTGAACAAACTTCCCGAATTCCTTAGCCTTTCCAACAATTCTTGCCGTATAGTTTCCCCCGAAGTTAGACAGGTTCTGGGTGAACACAATGTCTGCCCACTTCATATCTTCAAACTTCCAGTCCTGTTCCCACTTGCCATTCTTCTCGTCAATACCAAGGGGATTCTTGTTCCACCTGACCTCAACACGATCACCGTAAAGCTCCTCTAGCTTCTTAATCGGAGAGATGATTCTATAGTAAGCACAGCCACCCTCATTAGCAGGGACACAAAGTATTTTTAGTTTATCACTCATGGTATAAAAATAGGAAGGCACCCAAAAACAGATACCTCCCTATTATAGTATATTATTTAAATTACTAGGCTTCTTCCTCTTCCCACTCTTCTTCTTCGGAGAAAGTAGCTTTGCTTCCATCAGAGGAGTGTGAGGCTCCAACCGCAGAAGCAAGGCTTCCGATAGCACCACCGAAATCAATGTTCTTATCCGTAGGGATTAGTGCCTTAGCGGCATTAACATAGTGCTTCCGCTTACGCTGACTGAACAAGGTTAAGACTCCTTCCCAAGCAGCAAGGCCAGGGATAAATGCTTTACCCAGACTAAGCGCGGTGCTAACGAGTCCATCAAACCCCCCTTCGTCCAGTTCCCCACCAGCGGGGATATAAGTAGCACCCTCCTTGAGTGCGTCCTTGGAGGTCATCACAAGAGAAGTACCTTCGGGAATCTGTGCTTTAATAGCATCAGGTAGTTGATCAAAGGGGATAACAGCAGCCTCTCCCCCCTCTTCAACCTGATCAGCAGTTGTAAATACAGTACCCTCTCCGAAAAAACTTTCAAGAGCAGCGCAGGAACCCAAACCAACGCCAAGTGCTGTAGTAAATAAAAGGGTTAGAAAAATATTTTTCATAGTTAATTAACTTTTCAATTTAGAGAGGTAATCATTGTCGGAGACATTAGTAGCCTCCTTGGGAGATGTACCTTGGACTGCCACACTAGTTAGCATAGCAGCAGCTTGTTTAACATCTTCATATTCTTCAAGCTTAACAAGCTCATGAATATTATGGAGAACCTCCATAGTAGATGCGATCTCAGCCTTAGTTCCGAGAGGGGAAGTTTTAGGTCTGGGTTGGGATTGGTCGTACTTCGGCCATTGTCCGTCCATCTCTTTCACGATCTTAAAATCGTGACCAGACTCGGGATCGGTAATATCACCGAAGTCCTCATCAAGCATAGCACCAATGATCTTCTTGAAAAGAATCACACCGATGGAAAGAATTTTAACTTCCCCACCCTCACGGTCGAGAATGTTCATATAATAACGAGCGCGAGGCTTAATCTTACGAGCAAGATCCTCGTCTTCCTGGCGACCTGTTTTCCACAGAGCGTAGTAAAGATCACACATGGGGCAAGATTCCCCATGAATCTTACGACAGTGAATGTTCTTTATATTTCCATCTGGTCCAGAGATTCGATGGATTTTAGTTTCCGCATAGAACTCCTTCTCGTCATCCTTCCAAGGGAGGATTCGGATAGCATTACTGCCTTCAGGAATTTGATAGAACTTCTTGAGGAAGTCTGCGTTGTTACCCGATTGCGGGTTGTTAAGTTGTTCGTGCTTTAGACGAAGCGCATTGAGATCAATAGCCATAATTAGTTACTCCTTAGTTAGTATAGTATGATAGTAGTATCACTTGTAAAGTTTAGTTTCTTCTCGTTTATTTGCAGACACTTGCTGCAACATATCTTTTTTCTGCTCAAGGGCTCGGACGAGTCCTTTCAGCATCTCGTATTTGAAAACAGCATCGTCCGACCGATTCTGCAAGGCAGAGTGCGTGTCATCGCTGAGAACAATATCATCAAGGTCTTTAGCTGTCAACTTACTAGCTGATTCTGCCCTTGTAGTTTTTCTAAGATTAGATGCAAAATGAGTGATGTTAAGATTGCACTCATTCATTCGCCTTTTAGCCATGCTCATCAGACCGTGGTAGTAAGAGTAAATTGATGCTTGTCGAAACATCTCGTCTTCTACTGCATGGTCAGTAAAGCTGACCAAGGCATCACTTATGTCTTTGTAGTTTTCCCAAGTAAAATCATCAAGGGATTCAATTAGTTCACGCATATTAGTACCCAGTTCGTGGGAGTGTAGGTTTGTTTGTCTTACTATTAGAGACTGCTGACGCATATCCTTTCAATATTTTTGTTAAAAAATTTGGATCTTTAATTTGGTCTGAGTTGTTGGGGATCTCAGGGGGGTTTAAATTGGGGGCAGGAAAGAGCATCTTGTATTCTGCGGCAGTGATTAAAGTGTATGAACCATCCTGATTTACAGCTACATAATCCCCAGGGGAACCTTTCCTAGCCAGTACTTTTGGATTAGAGGTTCCCGCTCTAACCAAACCAAAAGACTCGCTCATCAAATAAAACTGTTGTTGGTTGTAGGTTTTTGTCAGAGTTGTGGGAACTGCGAACCCCCATACCCCATTCCTATAGACAGACAAAGAATATAGTGGTCTGTCTTGTTTAAGTAAAATATCATTTAGAGTCATGTCTTTCATAAAAAATCTCCTATCTTATTTAGGGGTGTCGAAAATAAAAGCAAAGAGTTCTTTATTTAGTGAAGCTAACTGTTGAATCATATTTGAAGTGATAGTGGTGAGGAACTCATTCCCAATCTGGGGCATCTCATCATCGTCTCCTAAACCATAAAGATCAAATCCTGACAAATTTCATGTAAGAGGGTTCCTCTATAGTCCTCTATACATTGGTTAGGATCAATAGTAAGGAGAGATTTAGGAAATTCTACACACCCATAAAGGTTATCCTTTGTAAGAGGTTTTTGTAAGATGATAAAAACCTTAATACCTGTGTATACTACAAGGGGGTGTACGGGATAGTCTTTTTTAGATAACAAAACCATCAGGAAGCCTCCCCTGAGAAAACCTCAGGCCCTTCTGACATTCGAAGAACGCTATAGTCTACATCCATAGGAACGATGAACCTAGGTCTTCCGTTGCGAGATTTAATAACATAAGCTCTCATCTTACCCTCGTCAAACTCCTCCTCGGATTGGTTCAGGGACATGGCGAAATCACAGGTTCTAATCTTACCATAGGAGTCTCCAAGCTCTGCGTCTGTAATAATCTTCACCATCCTACCCTGTCTGTTAGTTTGAGTAGCAGTCCAGACGAGGAAGTTATACTCCATAGCAACCCCCCTAAGCTCCTCTGCTGTCTTCTGTTGAGCCTGATACTCCTGCTGGATCTCTCTAGTCGGACGAAGCAGTTCTAGATAGTCCACGATCAGTAGGTCAGGCTCAAACTCATCATAGTTCTTTAACTGAACTAGTAGGTTACGAATAGTGTTGATAGAGGCTTGTCCCGTGGGGAACTCCTTAATAACTAGCTGGCTTCCAGAGAATTCATTCTGGAATATTTCCAGCCTCTCCTTCACGGTGAGTTGGTTGGCTGGATCCTTCAGCTTAAACTGAGGAACCAGGGTCATAATAGAATCGAACCTTTGAGCAATCTTATCCTCACTCATTTCTAGAGAGATGTACAAGACCTTCCTACCTTCAATCATTGAGTGGACTCCCTGATTAACAAGATACAGAGACTTACCCACCC